GGCACTGCTGCCCAGTCGCGGTCGCGCAGCTTGGCTGTGATCGTCTCAAATCCAGCAAGGCCAACAAAATCAGGTCCAAGGTTGTAGGCAAAGCTCACCAGCGCAGATCGCTGGTTGTCATCCATCACATTCCAGTGCGGCACTGTGGTGCGCAGCTTCTCAGCAATGCGATCTATTTCAAGGCGCAGCAGCATGTCGGCCTCGATCATGTTGATCTTGTCGCCACGCTTCACCGGCACGCCGCCGCTATAGCGCGTGGTGCCATAGCCGATGGTCCAAGGGTCGCCACCACTGAGCGGATCGGGATACGCCGAGAGGTGGATACCCTCAAACTCCTTGATCAAGCTGATCGCGCCGCTTAGGTCGGTTTGCTTTCCGCTTTGGCTCCATGTTTGGAACCATTCCCGATCTCTGCGCATCACGGCGTCGTAACCGTTGGCGGCGAGATCGGTCTCTAGCTGCTGAATCGCGGCGGTTTGGTGCGGCAGCGCTTTGTAATACTTGAACAGCTGCTGCAATGTGATTGGCGCGTCGTTCGCCATGATTCAGCGTGGGCGCTTTGGGAACGCAGTCTGCAGCACCTTAATGATCAGCTGCACCCAGCTATTTGATTTCAGAGGCGACACCGCGATCACCTCGCTACCTGCTGCGACGATGATCGCAATTATTGCGATGGTTGTGGCCTGATCCATGGCTAACACGATGGTGGGCGTGCCTCCAACTTAGAGACGCGCTGCTCAACCGTCGATAATCGTCCGAAAGTCTCGCGGCGGTCTTCCTTAATGTCCTGATGTAGCACCTCTAGCTGGGTAGCGATGTGCTCGACAGCGCTAGTGAGCCTGATCACGGCATCTCTGGCCTGATCATTGCGACGGCTGAAACCAGCAGCACCCATCGCCGCCACTGAGATTGAAGCTCCAGCCACTGCGGCGATGATCTCAACCATGGCGGCAACGGCTACAGGTCCAGCTTATCGGCCTTGCCCGCGTAAGGGCTTCTTACCGCGCCGGCGTGGCCGTGAGCGTTGGCCGAAGCCCTGCCGTGTGGTTTTAGGTGTGCCGGCTTGGTGTTGCAGGGCGCCGGTGCCGGTTTTGCTGCGGACTGCCATCAGGACCAGGGCACTCCGCTGGACTTGCTAGGTGCCAGCTTTTCGCTGATCTGCGCGTCAAGGGCAGCCTCAATCTCGGCAATCTTTTCATCGCCGAAGTGGGCTTTGACCCAACCGACCACGGTTTCTTCGGTCAGTTCGGCGTAGGGGATGCCAGTACCAGATTCTGGTGCCTCGAGACCGATGGAGCCGTAGGCGCCAGCTTGCTCGCCATCGCGGAAGTGCGTCACGGTGTAATGCACCGTGAACACCGTTCCTATCGCATCGAGCTTTCTCTCCATATTGGAGACTTTCCACACAGTGAAGGGGAAGTCGATGCCAGGTGCGGGGGTGTTGTCAGGCATGATCAGGTGCCGGTGAATTAAGGCTAAGAGTGGTGCAACCTGTTGAGTAGGCCGGTTGCCCGCCTAGAGAAGGTGACCAAAAGGTTTGATGGCCTGAACGTGAGACGCCTCATAAGGACGAAACAGAGGTTCAGGCTCTGTCATTAGAGAGTAGGCCGGTTGCCCGCCTAGTGAAGGTGTCTAGCCAACTTCAAACTTGAGTCAAATTAGAAGGTGATTAGCGAGTAGGACTAATCAGTAACGGATCATCAGTTGACCAGTACTGGTGCGATAAACATCGCCAACAGCAAGACCACCAGAGGTGGCAGCAGCGTTATCGGCGTAGACGGCGACGTTAGAGAAGTTAACCTTCCCATCTGACTTAATCGTCATCCTCGGTGTCGGGCTGCTCGCTCCGTCGGCAGTAGTGGAGAACACTAATTTTGTTGGACCATCATCATTGCCCCAAGTACCATCAGCGGAGGCCGAAATTGATGCGCCTTCGATAAACTGGTCGCCGTCTGAACCGCTAAACCGAACACTGCCCAGAGTGTCAGTGCTACCTACAACAGTATGTGTGCCGACCGTGCCACTATCGGACCTGCAAAGAGACAAATTAGCGCCGGTGGCTGTCCCTGTTGCCCAGCTATTTATTGAAACTTGGGATTCGTGGGTATTGGTGCTGTGAATCTGCATCAGCGGCTGGGTTGTTGCTGATGTACTTGTCAGATACCCAATAGGCGTGCCAACTAACAGCCTGCCGGAGCTGTCGATGCGGGCGCGTTCTTGACCTGCAGTCCTAAAAGCTACAAAACCGTTTTGTGAAATTTCTGCGCCGCCTGTAATTTTTCCAAAATAAGCTGCCCCATCTGTTTCAGATGATGGCACTGTGGCATTAATTACTCGTATAACACCGTTAGCAATATCAAGCTTTTCACTGGGACTCGCAGTGCCAATCCCCACCCGATTTGTGGAGGCGTCAACGAAGAATAGATTTGCTTGAGTATCGCCCTCAATGCGGAAATCGTAATCCTCGCCTGTTTCGTTAAAAACGACTTCGCTGCTGCCAAAGTTGACGCGGCTAAGATTACTGCTCACCACCACCGTGCCAGATTGATCGGGCAGCGTGATCATGCGGTCTGCCGTTGGATTTGTTACCGCCAGCGTCGTTTCAAAACCATCAGCGGTGCTGCCCTCAAAGGTCAGCGTGCCAGTGGTGCCAATCTCCAGATTCCCCAGCACCGTGCCGCCGGTGACGATGGAAGGAAAGTAGGCGAGGCTTGTCCATGCGGTAGTGCCATCACCGACCTTCAACTTCTTAGTGTCGGTCTCAAGGCCAACCTCAGCCGCCAGTAGCACCGGATCCTCTGCTGTCCAGTTGGCTGCGGTATCAGCGCGAAGCTGAATCTGAACTTGAACCGTGGTAGGTGTGGTCACCGGCTAGCGCCTCCGCCTTGAAGAAGTAGTGTGGCCGCGGGATCTGTACGATCAGCGTCGCCTCCGTCAAGGATAAACGGGGCGTTTCCAGTGAAGGCAAAAGATTGGAAGGCCGCAACCGTTCGCGTCGCTGCAGTGCCGCTCGCCAAGATGTAGAGCAGGTTGACGCCAAACAGCATCCGCAGCGTGACGGTGACATTAAAGAACACGCCGAGGTGTTCCTCCTCTGGCGGTTCCTCATACCTAAACACAGAATCAACTTGCCCGACTAGTGCGCCACCCCAGATCGCGGCAGGCACGGCAAATTGACGGTGTGGCCCATCGCTTGCAATCCAATGGTCGCGGATCTCCTGCATCTGCGTCTGCGTCAGGTTCTCATAGGTCAGCCTGACGATGCCGCCAGTTGTGCGCAGAGAATGCCGGAAGCGTACGGGGCCGGCACCGATGGTCGGCTCGTCCGTAATGTTTAATCCGCCGATGTCATAACCGATGGCGTCGGCATATAGCGCAGGGAAATCAGCCATTACCAGGCACCATCTCTAGCTCTACTGTGGCGTAGATTTCGCCACAGACCTCCTCGGTTTGAGGCGATGTGACATAAATCCATTGATAACCACTTGGGAATGTAAGGCCGGAACCGGCCAGCGTAGTGCTGTCCAGGTCAAATGATATTAACCTGCCATGCAGCGCGTAGTGACTGATTAAGCTGTAATGATCAGCACGGCTGAGAAGGTTGAAACTCATACGCAGCTGGTGGCCGACGCTGCTGCTGCTTTGGCGTACGCTTACCTCACTCCCTGTCAACACACGCAGTGATGTGCTGGCGCTACTGGATGGGGTGTAGGTCCGAGAGCTAGGTGTTAGCGGGGGGAAGGTTGCCATTATTCGATACTTTGAACTACATAGGAGTTAGTAATAGAATAGCCGCCGTGAACGGTGGTGCCCGTAGTGCCATTACCATAGGTTTCAACGCTGCAAGAATATGAACCGCCGGATTGCACGCAAATAGAGAGTACAGAGCTTTGTGGTGCAGTGCTGCTAGATCCGCAGGTAAAGGTTTCCGTCGTAGTCCCAAGCTTGATGGCCCTGATAGCGGTGCCATATTCAAGAACCTGTATAAGACTCTCAGTAATGAGTGGTGGACTATATGTAACCAAAACCTCCCCAGTAGAGCAATAAATCAATGCACCGCTGACTGTTTCGGTCCAGATGATGTTCACGGTCCATCCTTGGGATGTTTCGGCCGATGCCTGAAGGCCATCGCCAATGGTGATTGGATCTGATTTCTTTTCAGGTCCATAGCCATCGGGCTGGCTTGGGTCCGGAGATCTTGTCTCAACATAGACAGACTTACCTGCATCGTCTGGCTGAACTACATAATCGTGACCAGTAGCGCCATCAATCGCAGTTCCCTCTCCGGTTTCATCATCGAGTTCATACCATTGAGCGGTGTCGTCTGGGGATGTGACTGGTGCCGTTAAAGTATCGCCAGGAATGGTCGGATATTCAGGCACTGGATTATTGCTGACAATCGCTGTGGAATAGCCGCTATCAACCGCATCCGCCGGGTTATCAATGCCGCTTCCGGGGGCAGCGCCGCCGGTAGCGCCACCAACACCACCACCTGCACCACCGGCGCCGCCGGATGGGCTGCTGCCTGGATCACCGCTTGGATCATCAGTTGGATCCGCTGCAGGAGGCGCAGGATCAGGCGTCGGTACAGGTAGCGTCGGATCGCTTGGTGGCCACGGCTCACCTATTGGCCAGTCATCAGGTGCTGCGACCGGAATATCGTCATCATCGAATGGCGGCCAATCACCTTCAAACCCTGGATCAGGATCGATCACATCAGGCTCATCGATAGGTAAGTCGTCAAAGTTGCCGCCTTCATCCTCTAACTCATCAGTACCTCCATCATCACCTCCAGAAGGATTGACATCGCATGTAAACTCACCGCGGCCAGTTGGATATTCAAACCCCTTAGCCATGGTTGCTGCGACATAGAGCGCCACAATGCTGCGCCCATTGGCATCAATCGGGTAATGCATCAGGTCAAGCTCTACCGCGCCGCTGATGCTCTTGTTAATCCGCTCCACTTCGTACAGGTAGTCATGGTGCGATACGACCCCTGATTCGGTTTCACGGCGCAGTCTGACGCGCACAATGTCGCCCAGCGCCAGCGTGGTGTTGTATGCATCAGGTCGCACCATGATGCGTAGCGTGTGGGTCACAAAGATCCGCCGCGCCGCCAGATAGGCGCCCACCTTTGCGGCGTGCAGTTCTGATGTGCAGAACTCACTCATATCATGCTGTTCGATTGGCGAATTCTCATCAGTGCCAGGCAACTGCACAATGGTTGTGCGGATCAATCCGATGTCGTCGTCTGGCTGCTGCCGCCAGAGCATCTGCATGGTGGTAGGCCGGCGGTCAGCGTAGGCGATGTATTCAATCTCAAAGCCGTCGGCCAGCAGGTGATCCTCGGTGAATCCAAACTCCCATGCAACCGTGCCGATATTGATCCCATAGGCTTCTGTGTACGGCAGTCGCGGCTTAAAAGCTTTCTTGCCATTGATATCACTCACACGCAATAGGAAATAGATGCTGATCTCTTGCAGCCAGTCCTCTAGGTTGCGCGATTCCTCAAAGATGCCGTTCCAATAGAACTGCTGCGTCTCAGTGAAATTGGCTGCAGCTGTGAACGTAGCCGTATCAATTAGCGCATCCGGGAAGCGGCTGGATTGCTTAATCAGGTAAATGGCCAGATCGCAGACGTTATTGCTTGATCCGGGCGTGCCTTCAATTAAGCGATCAACAATAATGCCCTCGCGCACAAAGCAGTGCACCTGTCGATCCCAGGTGCTGTCGCGGTTAACGTGCGTGTTTTCGTAGCTGAGTGTTGTTAGGTTGTCGTAATAGCCGCTTGTACCGCAAAACGCAGGACAAGGCCATAATTCAGTGCCCGCCACTGCTGTGATGAAATTACCAGGCTCCCACGTGCCGGCACGCTGGTTATATGTTTGCTTCCATGTACCAACTCTGCACGCCCGCTGGAAAACGTCTCGTATCTGCAGTTGCGGCATATCGCCCTGACTGAGCACAAGCTGCAGTTTCACCGATAGTTCATTGGTGCCGGCGTCATTTGTAAAGCGCCCCTCAGTGGCGCCAGGGCTCACGAAGATGCCGCCGACTTCGTAGGTGATCGGTGTTGCAATGCCATCATCCCAGCGATGCGTAAATCGCGTGACACGCTTGCCGAACACAATCGGCACTGTTTCGCCGATTACGATGCTGCGCTGCCTACTGTCGAGGGAGCTGTAGCCTTCAGCGGCGCCTTCATTGCTCGGCGTAGCCGATTCCGACAGCAACTGCAGCGGTGCCTTGAGACGCATTGGCTCCCAAGACATTGTTTCGTATGGAAAGTAGGCTGTCGGGGTACCCATAATCACATCCTAATCGGCACGCCAATCAATCGATTGTTGTATTTGCGCGGCGGCACCTGTGCGCCAACTGGCGCCAGCGTAGAGCCCAGCCGTAGTTCAATCAATGTGAACGATCCGCCCATGCTGATCGCTTCGCCTACATAGGATCCGATCAGTTGTTGCGATGCCTGCGGCGCTGCATTGCTTAACCGCGTATCAAATTCATATAGTTTCACCTCAACCAGCAAATTAAAGTTTAGTGCATTGCTAAAAGCATTCAGTATGCGCTGTGTTGCTGGCGCCTCAATCGTCATGCCTACATCAGTCCCAGGTGTACCGCCGATCAGTCCATTGACTACAAACGGCTGGTAATCCCAATTCGCGCCGTCCCAGTCTACGGTTGTGTTGACGTAATAGCCTTGCCATCGTGCATAGGTGGTGTTGCCTTCATAGATCCGCAGATATTGCGCTTGGCCGCGGTTGCTCATCAGATCGCACCCTGGAAGCGACGGCCCGCAAAGCTGCGGTTGTTGCCCAGCAGATTAGCCGCCAGCGAATTGAGCGAGCGTTCAAGGTCGTCGATGGTCACATAACGCTGGCCGCCTTGCTGCAGCACAGGGCCAGTTTTGATCTGAACAGTGGTGTTGCCTTGACTGGCGCTAGCGGCTGCACTGTTAGGGATGACAGAAGCGCCGCGCATACCCATCAGATAGTTTGCCGATGCCCGTGCCATCTTCGACTCGGGGATGATGTATTCACGACCGGCTTCGCCCACCATGGCGACGGTCGGGCCTTGCACCACTCCGCCCTGAGCAAACCGCGGCAGGCTAACCTCAGTCGCGGTCGGCAGCGTGGGCAGTTTCAGCGCCGACAGCGCCCGGTTAGCCTGCGCGATCAGCTTGTTAATTCCGCTAATGGCGCCATTGATGAACTTCTCAACCATCTTGAGGTAGCTGTTGAAGATCCCGCGAATGAACCGGGCCACTGCATCAAATGGAGATTTCAGAGCATTGGCCAGACCCTTGAAGGCGTCAACAATGGCCCGCACCACGGCCTTAGCGCCGTTGGTAACAGGTTTGATCACGAAATCGTTGAACTCCTTGCCAATGCGCACAAACAGATCACCGATAGCCTTAAAGGCATTAGCGATTTGATCACGGAAGACGTAGATCGCAACGCCAGCGGCCACCAGCAACGCCACAAAGCCCAGCGGCGGCGTTGAGAACACTGCGAGCATCAGTTTGCCAAGTGCGCTCAGCACAGGGATCAGTCCGCTTTTGATCACGGCAATGACAGGGCCAAACAGCTTGGGCAGGCCGCCAACTGCAAGCCCCACCGCAGCCAATGCCTTAAGGAAATCTTGCAACGGTTGCGGCAGTTGCTGCATTGCCTTGATCACATGACCGATTAACACCAATGCATCGCGCAGGATCGGCGCAAGCTGCTCAGCAAGCTGCTGGATTACTTGCGCCAAGATCTCGGCAAACTGCTTAAACCCGGGATTGTTGGCAATCTCATTAGCAACCTGCTCAAACAATGCCATCAGCGACTCAAGTGCTGGCATCAGCGCCATCAGAATCTCTAAGCCCATTGTCTGCAGACGTTCGGTCATATTCTCAATCCGATCATTGAACACAGCCGCCTTATCAGCAAACTCCTGCGTAAGCGCAGTGCTCATCTCGTTCACAGCTTTGCTTCCGCTATTCAGGAACGGAATCAGCTCACTGCCAAGCCGCTTACCAAAGATCTCACTGGCCAGCGTTGCCTTCTCAGTGCCATCTTCCATCTGCTGAAAGCTATCCATGATGTCCTTCATCACGGCATCGGTAGATCGCACCTTGCCGCTTGCATCAGTGAGCGTGATGCCAAGTTGCGTAAAAGCATCTACAGCCGGTCCTGTGCCGGTCGCAGCGTCGCTGATGTTCTTGGCAAGCGCAGGGAACGCCTTGCTTAGGCTCTCAATGCTGGTATCGCTCAGCTCTGCAACCTTACGGAAGCGATCTAGCTCAGGTGCCGCCACGCCAGTCCGCTGCGATAGCTTCGACATTGCATCAGCTGCATCGATCGCATCCTTGCCAAACTTGACTAGGCCAAGCGTTGCGATGATCGGCAGTAACGTCTTAAACACACCGGCCAAGCCGTTGCCAGCCGTATTCAGCCGCTGCATAGCGGTTGCCGATCTGTCGCCAGCGCCAGCAACACCTTGAAGCCCACGCGTCAGCCCTTGGATCTGCTGCTCACCATTAACCTTTGCATTGATCACCAGGGCTGTGGTCATGTCCAGCGCCATGGCTCAGTCCTTCCGCTGACGGTGCATTGCTTCGATCACTGTAGCTTCGATGATCTGCAGATCACTCAGCAGATCAGCCTGATCCTCCACGCGCTGTATCTCGAACATCCAACGCACAGCGCTGTAGTCCAAGCCGATCAGCGCACCGCCTGATACGCGCCACTGCGTCTGGACACGCAGGAACATATCCACCGCAGGCCATGCCTCCGGCAGCACCTCATAGTCGTCGCCGCCATCCGGCTCCGGCAGATCAATGCCAAACAGCGCAGCATCGTCTCCGGTTTCGTCAATCGTTGCGCCGCCCGCCCAATACTCAGCGGCGCCAATCAGTTTTTTCGTTTCTGATCCACCAGCGACTCGAAATAAGCCTCGATGATCGCGCTGGCCAGCATTGGCACATCCAACAGCTGCGCCTTCATCGTGCTGCTGTATGGCACCTCATCGCCATCACCGTCCACCACACCAGACCAGCCCACCAGGATCTCGTCAGCCAGAGACTGATCACTGATCTGGCTGCTTACATCCTCACCGGCCTCAGCATCCTTCAGCCGCTGCTGCACCTGCTGCTGAATCTCATTGATGCGCGTCTGCGGCAGCCGCTTGAACACGGCATCAAAGCTCTGCCGTTCACGCTTGCCGCCATCTGCAGGCATCCGCACCGTGACGGGCCAGCTGTAGCTATCTGACTGCTTTAGAACAAAAGCCAAAGGGCTGAACGATAACGCTCAGCCCATCATGGTCTGCTGTTGTGATCTTGGCAATCAGGTGTAGACCAGGCTCACCTCATCGTTGCCGCTGCTGCCGGGCACCGCCACATATGGGAGCGTCAGCATTTGGATGCCATCCAGATCGCTGTAGCTCGGGTTGCCGATGTCGCAGTTGGAAGCGTTGAAAGTGATGATGTTGCCAGCGGTTTGGCCGTGCTGGAACGTGATCGCACCAGTGGCGTCGGTGTTGGCGATCGTGAAGAAGTCCTTAGCCTCCATGGTCGGCGCCTCGATGATCGCCTCGCCAGCAGGTGCCCGGTTGGTGATGTTCACCGACTTATCGCAGCCCACCAGCTCGCGGTAGTTGACCTCGTTTGCCACGTCAAAGCTGAAGCTCGACAGGCAACCGCTGTAAGAGAAGATCGAGAAGCTAGTGGTGTTGCCAGCCTTGAAGATAACCGGCGTTTCTTGGTTGCTGTAAGTGGTGCTAGGCGCTGCGGTATCGGTCGGGCTGTTATAGATGCCGGTCATGGTGAAGCTGATGATCGGGATCTGGTTCACCTCAGCAGTCAGGC